ATTGCTGAAGCAACATATGTTAATGACTCTAGAAAGGAGGCGATAACCACTGTCCGCAAATCATGGTCAAACACTGTTCGGCTGTCGGTCTTGCAGACATTGAGACCTTACCCGCGATTGCCTCATTATCCTTCAGCGGCTCATTCTTATTCCTATTGGTCTTACAGACATTGTCTCCTCTGATTCTTGCTACCGCAATATCCCTTGTCGCTGCTTTAATGGCATCATCTATAATTTGATGTTGCCGTATGCTTAGTGTTAGCTTCAGTGTCCTTGTTTCTCTAATCGGCATTGACAGTGGCTCCTTCACTGGATATTACATACCTATACAGTTCAGCAAGCTTTGCTGTTAGCTTCCACTTGAGCGGCCCGCGTATACCATGTATCGTAGTTTGAAAGTTCTCCACTACCTGAATCTTACGCAGAAATCTAAGCAAATCCTTCTCCGATTCTTCCTTCTGCCCGGTCCATATCGCCAGTGCCGATGATGCGGCACCCTCATTACCACAACTATACAGCCTCTTCACTATCTCAAGTGTTCTGCCTCTGGCTGTCTCCATCCGCACAAGTCTAACTCGACGGAATACTTCACTATCCATACTCGTCTTGCCAAGCACTACGCACAAGCACTTCGCCAGTCTTATA